TCACAGGCAAGCGTGACGCGCCCGCTCACCGTGTCAATGGCGCAATTGGCGTACCGAAAGCCCACCATCTCAGCCATCATTTGCAGATCGCCTAGCTCGCTCATTTCGTACCTCCATTCATGGCGCCCATAATGGCGCTCAGGCATTCTTGGGGTGTAAGGGCTTGCGTGTCAAGCACCATCTCAGCGGGCAGGTCACCCGCCCGGCTTTCGGTGATGTCGAATTGCCACGGCTCAGGATCGCCCACCTGAGGCCGCACCAATCGCACAAACAGGGTGTCGGGATACCACGCCTCAATGAACGCGCGTTCAGCGTCAAGCCTCACGTCATCACACACCCACAGGTGAGGATCACCCACCCATCGTGTGCCGTCAGGATCGCGCCCCTCAACCCGGCGCTTCCATGCCCGAAGCCAAAACAGCGAATCCATTTCCCTCAATGCAGCGCCAATGTTTTGTGCAAGCTCGCGCCCTGTCACTAGGGTGCTCAAGCCCAATTGATGCTGCGGGTATTTGGTTTCTTTGTCATAGGTGCCAAAGGCAAGCCGTGCCACCTGCTTGATCGAATCGGCAATGGCAACCCGATCGTAGGTGCCCCGCTCACACAGCATTTGTGCCAACGTGGTTTTGCCTGTGCCTGCTCTGCCCATCAATGCAACGTTTCTCATGGCATCACCCTTCGCAAAATCTCACCTGCGCTCAAGGGGGTAGGGGGGTTATTCTCTCTCTGCTCTTTCTCTGCTCTCTCTCTGTGGTGTTTGGTTTCCGTTATCCCCCCCGATTCTGAACGGCGCCGCGCCGTGAACGCAGCCTGACGTCGGGTTGATGTCGGGTCAACCTGATACCGATGCCACGATTTGATTGCCACGATCCCTGCCTGATCTACCCCCATGAGGCCTTTATTGATCAGCCCTGAAATCGCCTTGCCGTACCGGGTGCCAATGCAAGCCTTCAGGTGCTCACGGCTCTTGAAGATGCCGCCGCTCCGAAGCTGCTTGGCTTCGCTGATTGCCACGATGAATGCCCGAAATTCGGTATCGGTCAGCGTCGCAATCTTGTCATCTTTGTGTGCGTTGCAATCCCATTTGATCCATAGGCTCATGCTCTATTCCTCCAATCTGGTGGGGGCGGCAATGCCCTGCCGCCCCCGTGAATTCGTGATCCTAAAAGGGCAGGCTCTCAAGGTCAACCTCAGCCCGCTCAGGCTCACCGCTAGGCGCTGCCGCCTGCGCGTTCACCCAATCGATCGCAGGCTTACGCTTGCAAAATTGCCCATCGGTGCGGCCAGAGCACGCCCAAAACGGCTGATAGGGCTTACCCGTTGCCTTTGATACGCCGCCCGGCTTTCGCTGCCACGGCTCCCGATGATCGGGGCATTCCCCTTCAGCGAAGAGCTGCGCAGCCTTGAGCACCACCGTTTCATGCCCTGTGGGCGCTGCCACGGGGGCAGGGGCTGCCGCAGGCTTCAACGCAGGGGCTGAAATGCGGGGCGCTGAGGCCCGTTCACCCGCGTAGAGATACCTTGCCACCCCAAACAGGCTTGCACAGCGCCTGAGGGCATCGCTCGCAGCCTCTTTGAGGCTCTCGCCGCTGCCGCCCGTTTCGTACCCGAAATCTTGACGGCGTGCCACGCCGCCATCGGGAAATCGAACGGTGAGCATGCCCACCACGGTGTTGGAATCGCGCACAGGCTCACAGGCGAAATCCCATGCATCAATGCCCAACACCTCATCAAGGCGTGCGGCAACGGTGCGGGCGTCAACCCATGTGAGATCGCGCCCGCCTACGCCGGGGCGGTGCCTGATTACCTCAGGCGGGAATGGTGCCGCCAATGCGGCCAGAATGTCAGCGTGCTTCGGCATGTGTCATTTCTCCTTTCAATGCTTTGATGCTCTTGAGAAACCTTTGCGGCACACGATTACCCCACGGTGTTGCCTCCCATACTTTCTGCCCTTCGCGGGCTTCAATCCAACCGATCACGTCAACCACCCGATAGCCTGACAGGGGCAACGGGTAGGCAAGCACCATGATTCGATCGCGTGCAATGTCACGCTCTCGCACCTGCAACCCATTGTTGGGCTTCAGGATACGGCGCACCTCAATGCGCTGCCCCACGTCAGGATCGTTGCGATGGGCGCCGTGATCGTCACGGCTCCAAGCCAACCCGTGCCACCGCTGCCCCGTGAGCTTCGCCACGGCGTATTCGGCAACGGCAGCCACGCAATGTGAGGTCAGCGAATCATCGGCTTTGGTGCGGTCAATGCCCTGATAGTGGCGCGCATCGCCCACCCCTGCATTGGCCGCCTCCCGCGCCTCACCCACCGCCCATGCGGCTTCAAATTCAGCCTGCGTGAGGGTGACCATCTCGCCCTTCGGCACGTAATCAATCATTGGTGCCACCATCACGCACAATGAATCGGCGCGTGCCCGGCTTTGTGTCTGTGTAGGTGGCAACCACCTGCGGCAATACGCCTGCCGCCTGTGCCGCCAATTTCCAATCGGTCACCTGCGTAGGGCGAGATTGGCGCCAATAGATTGCCCAATTGCCCCCCGCAATGCCGCCGTTTTCACCGATCGCCTCTTTGATAATCATTTCCAACGCGCCCTTTTTCTGCTCTAGGAAATGCAATTCGGTGTTGGCTTCGCGGAGCTGCTCATACACCCGCTCAATCTTTTCATCGGCGGTCAGGATCACGTCACTAGCCTGAGGCGTTGCCATTGCATAGGCGGCAGCATCTAGCGCCTCCATTGCGGGTGGCGTTTTGGTATCTACGGCCTCAAGAAACAGCATGGCGCTGCGCTGAATCTCAGCCCACAGCGCCGGGTCAAATTGCACCCGCTCAATCTTGAACACCAACCCACCCAACAGCGCCACCACGTCACACCATTGAGCCCCTACCACGCCCATTTGGGTAGTCACCTGCACCACCACCTCAGGTGGCACGGGGTACATGCTCCAACGCGGTGAGGCTGAGGTTTTGATTTCAACGATGCCCTCAGGCTCGCCCACAATCGTTCGATCTAGGCTTGCCATGATGCGCGGGTGCCGCTTCAAGCGCACGATGCCATTTGATTTGCGCAGCTTCACGCCGCGTTCAATTTCGTAGTAGTGCGCCACAGCATCTTCAAGGATCACGCCCCGGTGGGCTGCCGCCCCAACCACCTGTGGTGGCACCGTGCCCGTTTTCTCAGCCCACAATTGGTAGGGCGTGCGGTACGGGCTCACACCCATCACCGCGGCCATGTCTGAAGCCCCAAGCCCTGTGCGGCGCAGCTCAAGCCACGCCTCAGAGCGCTGCGGCGCCTTTACGAATTCAAATGCCTTTGCCATTTTTACCCCTCCGATCATTCTTTGCGAAGCCCTCACCCTTGAAGATCACGGCGGGTGGGCTGAAGAGCCGCCACAATTTTGCACCGCATGCCTCATGCCGTAAGGCTTTGCGCCCGTCAGCCGGGGCAAGCGCCTCAATCGTCACGTTGCAGGTGCGGCATTGGTAATCAAACAGGGGCATCGTTCACGCCCCCATTCGAATGATCACGGCGCCCACGATGAGCGCCACGCATAGGGCGATGGTGTAGCGCTGCCGCTCACGGCGGCGCTCTGCCCGCTCAAACGCCTCAAGGGCGCTGCGGCTGCGCAGGCCGTTCACCATGCGCGGCTGCCCTGCGCGATTCAGCGCGCTCACGCTGCACCGCCAACGATGAGCACCACGATGATGCAGCCCACAAAGATTGCGAAGGTCAAAAATTCCTGAATTGCCCTGATCATTTGCCACCTCCCAAAAGATTTTCGCGCCCCTTGACGGGCACATAGCATTTGGCGCACACGGCAATCAAGCCGCCCTGCGCATTCTTCACCACCTGCAAATACCCGTGGCGGGCAGATACGGGGCAGAGATTCCAAAACGCTGAGCTCATGCCATCACCTTGCCAATCTCAGCGGCAGGTACGCAATCGCATGCATCACAGGCCTCAGCGTCAAAATCCTCAATGCGGGCGGGGCGCCATTCATCGCGGCGCATGCCGGGGTTTGCTTCGATCACCTCATTGATGCAATCAACGCAGAGCCGATCACCCTGCTTGATCACGTATTGGTACAAACCCGTTGGGCTTACCTTTGCGCTCATCGTGCACCTCCAACCATTCGGGCGCGCTTGATGCGTGCCGCTTTCTTTGCCCAAACCTCAGCGTGCTTGGTGCACATAGTCACCAACATTGGCTGCGTTGCGCCTTCGGGGTAGTAATCCTCACCGAATGCATCGGCTGCGCGGTTGCACACGTGCACCCCGCGCCCGCTTGCAACGCTGATGTTGCGGCGGGTGATGTATTGGCACAGGTGTGAGAATCGCGCGCCGCTCATGATCGCACCGGGAAATTGGCAACCACGTGGCCGTATTCATTTGGCTCATCAAAATTGAAGATGCGCCCAACCTCGATGTAGGTGGTTTCTTCAATCATTGGCTTCGCGGCTGCTTTCTTTGCCGCTGCAATCGCAGCGTTGCCGCTCTTGAAGCTGATGAAATCGCCCGTGCAATCACCGTTGGCATCTCGCCCCACGATGTAGTGCCGCATCTCGATCTTTGCCATTTCTCAATCCTCCAATCAGGCGCCCCGTTTGGGGCTGTTTCCCTGACCCCCGAAGAATAAGGCTAACGGTTGGCGGCTGTCAACCCCCTGTTTCAGGATCGGGCAACCCCCCTGCCTGAGCCGCCTCAACCACCACCTTGAGGCACCCCCCGCACAGGCTCTGGCTGAGCACCCAAGCCACCCCGTGCGGCCCCG